CAAGTTCCTGCAAAATGCGTGGAAGTATATAGACTCAAGCACCTTCACCGATGGCTGGCCTATCGAGGCAGTTGCTGAACATCTGCAAGCTGTAACTGATGGTGACATCAAAAGGCTCATCATCAATATCCCGCCACGTTGCGCCAAATCATCACTTGTGTCGGTAGCCTACCCCGCCTGGACATGGGCGCAGCCCCGTATCTGGGACAGCTCGACCTCCGGGCCGGGCGTGAAGTTCCTTCATGCATCCTATGCCCAGCAGTTGTCGTTAAGAGACAGCACCCAATGCCGCCGCCTGATCGAAAGCCCATGGTATCAGCATCTCTGGGGTGACCGGTACAAACTCAGCTCCGACCAGAACACCAAAACCAGATTTGATAATGACAAGTCAGGGTCCCGCCTAGCCACCTCCGTGGGGTCCGCCCTGACGGGTGAAGGTGGTAACATCATCGTTGTCGATGATCCCAATGCCGCCCAGGAAGCATTTTCTGAAGCAACCATTCATGCAACAACCGAATGGTGGGACACAGCCCTGTCTACCCGTCTGAATGATCCCAAGACAGGTGCGTTCATTGTCATCCAGCAGAGACTGTCGGAAGAAGACCTGACCGGCCACATCCTGTCCAAGGATACCGGCAACTGGACCCATCTGTGCCTGCCCATGCGATACGAATGGAAGCGCCACAGCTACACCTCGATTGACTGGAATGACCCCAGAGGCATGGATGCCGAAGGTAATCCCCTGGTGGCCATTGACCCTGATGGCAACCGCATTCCCGTAAGCATGGAAGCGGAAAAGGAACTGGAACGCAGAGAAGGAACCCTCCTCTGGCCGGAGCGTTTTGACGCCAAAACCGTCGATAGCCTTGAGGCAGATCAGGGTCCCTGGACTTTTGCTGGCCAGTTCCAGCAACGCCCCGAACCCAAAGGCGGTGGTATTATCAAATCCGAATGGTGGCAGCCGTGGCAGAATGAAGAATATCCGGCCATGGACCTGATTATTGCTACGCTGGATACCGCTTACACAGCCAAAACCCAGAATGACCCCTCTGCTATGACCGTTTGGGGCGTCTTTACCGGCGCAAAAGCCGAAATGGCCAATAGATATTTGTCAAAAAACAACAAAAACAGGGAAAGTGACGGCCAATCTGCCCTGTTTGATGATGCTGTCGGGGCAAAATTCGGTCGCAGGTTTACCGAAAACTCAGCTCCCAAAGTCATGTTGATGAATGCATGGGAGGGCCGCTATGAATTGCACCAGCTTGTGCTGAAAGTTGCCCAGACATGCCGCGCCATGAAGGTAGATCGGCTCCTGATCGAGAATAAAGCCGCCGGTCACAGTGTAGCGCAGGAGATACAACGCCTCTACGGCTATGAAAACTTTGCCGTCCAGCTCTATGACCCCAAATCGCAGGACAAATTAGCCCGTTTGCACTCCGTCGAGCATCTTTTTGCCGAAGGAATGGTGTTTGCACCCAATAAACAATGGGCCGAAATGGTCATCAATCAGGTTTCCCAGTTCCCGAAAGCCAAACATGACGATCTGGTTGATACTGTCTCTATGGCTTTGAGGCATTTACGGGAAAGCGGGATATTGGTAAGGCAGGTTGAATGGACAACAGACATGGAGTCATCCATGATGTTCAAAGGAAACACAACTGTACCACTCTATCCGGTTTGAAAATGCAAAGAGTTCTCGCAAGTGCCATCGTTGACGTCCTGAAAGAGCCGACACCCTTCACCATCGGTATGTTCAAGGTCGAGGTTTGGGGCAAAGAGCCTTATGACTTTGTTAGGCACTATGAAATCCAAGCAAAAACAGATACAATCGCTGCTCAAGAAGGTCTTCAACGATTTGTTGAAGAAATGGAGCAGCTTGACCCTGTAAAGGACTGACCCATGCCCATGGTTCCGGGGCTTATGCCCAATCTACGCCAGCCCCAACCGGAAGCTGACCCAGCACTTGATCCTGCTGAAATCATTATAGAAATGGTTGACGATCAGGCCGACAAACCTGAGCTGGATATGCATGGTAATGTTCTCAAGATCGAACATGCCGATGGCTCCATCAGCGTTTCTCTGGACGGCAAGCCCATTCAGGAAGCTGAAAACGAGTACAACGAAGAGTTTTTTGAGAACCTCGTTGATAAGATTGAAGATACGGAGCTGAGCCGCATTGCCGAAGAACTGATTCGCGGCATTGGCGATGACATTGAAAGCCGCCGTGAGTGGATCGAGGACCGCGCGCTGGGTATCAAGCTGCTGGGTCTGAAGATCGAGATCCCGAATGTGCAGGGTGCAGCCGATGGCGCGCCTGTCGAAGGCATGAGCAAGGTTCGCCACCCGCTTCTTCTGGAGGCCGTTCTCAGATTTCAGGCTAATGCCCGATCAGAGCTGCTGCCGACCGATGGACCAGTCAAGATCCGCGATGATGGCAACAATACAGACCTGCAAAAGGACCAATTAGCCAATTTCCTTGAGCGGGATCTGAACCATTACCTGACCACAACCGCATCCGAATATTATCCTGACACGGATCGTATGTTGCTTATGCTTGGTTTTGGCGGCACAGCCTTCAAGAAGGTCTATTATTGTCCGTTACGAAATCGACCCATTTCAGAGAGCGTCGATGCTGATGATTTGATCGTCAACAATGCCGCCACGGATCTGGAAAACGCTCGTCGCATCACGCACCGCACCTTTATGAAGCCATCGACTGTCAAACGGCTTCAAATTCTGGGCGTGTACCGCGATGTTGATCTTTCAACACCCAATTCTCCCACTTTGGACAGCGTTCAACGGGAAAAAAGTGCTGTTCAAGGCATTATGACTGAATCCATGCGTCCTGAGGATCGGGATCGTGAGATTTATGAGTGCTATTGCGAACTGAACATCAAAGGATTTGAGCATAAATGGAAAGGCAAAGAAACGGGATTGGAAATTCCGTATCGTGTCACCATTGATGTGTCATCCAGAGAGATTTTGTCGATTGTTCGCAATTATGATGAGGGGGATGATGAGCTACCAACTGCGCGGCGCAATTTCGTCAAATATACATTCGTTCCAGGCATGGGCTTCTATGACATTGGCCTTCTGCACATACTGGGCAACACGACTAATGCTATCACTGCTGCGTGGCGTGAGCTTCTTGACGCTGGGATGTATGCGAATTTCCCCGGTTTCCTCATGGCCGACACTGGCGCGCGTCAGAATACAAACATCTTTCGTGTTCCTCCGGGCGGAGGCGCGCTTGTTAAGACAGGTGGTATGCCGCTCAGCGAAGCCATAATGCCATTGCCATACAAGGAGCCGTCAGGAGCCTTGATGACATTGGTTGATAACATTGCGCAGACAGGTATGCGCATTGGCGGCGTGTCCGAGCAACAAGTTGGTGAAGGCAAAAGCGAAATGCCGGTCGGCACAACGCTGGCTATGCTTGAGCAAGCCGCCAAGGTGTTGAACGCCGTGCATAAGCGTCTTCATGCATCACAGTCTGAAGAGTTCGAGCTGGTTGTGCGGACTTTCAAAGAGCATCCAGAAGCTTTCTGGCAGCGGAACAAGAAGCCCGCCTATCAGTGGGATGAAAAAACATTTCTGGCGGCCATTAACAACTGCGACTTTGTGCCTCAAGCTGATCCCAATACAGCGTCTCAAGCCCAGCGCCTTGTCAAGATCAGCGCGCTGAAGCAGCTCCAGCAAGCCAACCCCAATCTCTATGATGCGGTTGCTGTTGAGACAGCTTCTTTGCAAGCTCTTGGCTGGAACAATCCGCAACAGTTCCTTGCTCCGCCTGATCAGCGCAACAAGCCCACACCTGAGATGCAGAAAGCTATTTCTGACGCTCAGAATGACGCCAAGAACTCTGATGCCCGTATGCTGGATAGCCAGACACGCGCTAAAGAGACTGATGCAAAGATTGCTTTGGATCAACAGCGCGCGCAAATGGACGGCGTTGAGGCACAGGGCGACATGATGCGGAATATGCAAAACTCGACAGAGAAAGAGAAGGATCGCCAATCCAATGAGCGTATCCAGCTTCTTGATTTTGCGCAGGATCTTGTCAAAAACCCTGAAGCACTTCCCCTGGTGGCTCCCATCATTGAGCCAGCGCTTCAAAGTCTAGGTATTGGCGGGCTTAAACCGCCCGGCATCGGAGGTTAACAATGGCTGATCGTCGCTCTCTTACTTCCGGTTCAATGCGGGAAGCCATTACAGCCCCCGAAAGCCGCCCCGGCTATGAGGAGTATATCTCCGACCCTCGCAATCAGGATGCTGCTGTTGATTCAGCCATGGCTATTGTAAACGCGCTTTTGGCAACCGGAACAATGGGCGGAAGTCTAGCCATTCCGCCAATATTCAATACAGCCAGAAATGCCTATAACCTTTATCGTTCAGCCAATAAGGCAGACCAATATTTTCGCCCAAACACATCGCGTCCCAACTCGATGCAGCCGGAGGAAATGCTCAGGACAGACCAAATTCCAACTGTCCGCCCTAAAGAACTTAAATATGACGCAAACTATCGTGACCCAGCATATTTTGGCACTCGCACCGAACAAGATCCGCGCTTGGTTGCTGGTGATGAAGGGTTTGGTGCTGGCGCTGCCAATCTTGGCAGAAACCAAAACATGTCACGCCAAGCTGAACAAGAATTTATCCGCGATCAGCTTGCCCGCATGGAGGGCGAAGGCAATGTATCGCCTTTAAATGAATTGTTGCGCAGACAGATTAACGAAGAAGCTGATCGAAATTTTGCTCAAAATCAATTGTCTGCACTTGAGGGCGAAGGCGGCGTTACTGCTGAAGCTATTCAAGCAGCTAAAGACTTGCACAACAGGCGAATAGCTGAAGAACAAGCCCGCAGAGACATGGAAGTTGCACGCTGGGAAGATGAAGGCGGCGGCATGGCCCATACACGGGTTCCGCCTGTGTTTACCCGCGACTTCATCATGGGCGAAACAGAGCCTATGACGCATGGCATCCCAAAAGGAAGACCGTATTATGGCCCGCTTGCGAATCGCGCATCAACCG